GGATGACCCGGCGGATCACGTTGAGAAGGACCAGTTCCGGTCTGATGCAGAGGCTGATGCGGATGCGTTGGCAAGTGCTGGACGGGGGACGGATGAGGATTACGGAGGGACGAATGAAAACGTATAAAACGGGAAAGATGGCGCAGGTGATGTTCAAAAACGAGTTGGATAGGCCAAACCAACAAGGAAGGCCGGTTAAGGCATGGTCAGGTAATCATTCTGGAGGTCGGGTGCCTGCGGAACAGCGACCGAAGAATCGCAGGAAGGTGTGATTAACCTGCAGCCAGGGGAGCGCATTGAGAGGGTTCTATCGGCCGAGACTGGGTTAAGCCGGCAGGACCTGACGATGTTCAGGAAGGACCGGTTAAGGAAGGGGGAGGACTGGCGATATGATCGCGAGGTGATCCTGACGCAGGCTGGTTGGTCCAAGGTGCGCCGTGAGTTACTTGGGGAGGATCCTGGGGTTAAGGAGGCGGATCCTCCTTTTTTGGAGGGATTGGTGACCAAATGGGACTTCCGCAACAGCCGGATGGTTGAGGTGGAGGGTCGGATACTGGTTCGGGTTAAGAATGCGGCGTTATGGCGACCTGACCGGGCCGGTAACCGGATGACATTGCGATATGTGAAGAGTGGTGACAGGCACTACCAGGTTGGGAAGGTGCCGCGTTATCCCGGAAAGTGGTGAACCGGAGGGTATTGCTAATGAAAACGAGGAAGATTGAACAGATTGCTTGGGACGAAGACATGGGGGGGCGGTTAACCAAGAAGGAACTGGACGAGTTCAATGCGGCAGCGAATAAGTTTTTAAGGGCGAAAGGTGAAAAAATCGGATGGAAAGAAACAGTCATACCAAAAAGCATACGGAAATCTGCCAAGAAAAAGGGTTAACTGGAACACGGGAGAAAGGGTCCATGCTGCTGGACGAGGAACAGGAAGCTATAAAAGAGGTGAAAAGTATAGAAGAGGCTTCTCGGTTGACGAAGACGGAGGTAGCGGACGCGATCAGGGAGGCGTTGAAGATCCGGACCGAGATGGGTCGTCGGATAGTTGACGTTGCTTTGGAGTGTATCGAGTTGTTTGAAACCAAGCAACGCGACTATGGCAGCAAGAACATTGCGTTGAGCGGGGAGATGGGGATTGCGGTTAGGCTACAGGACAAGGTTTGCAGGATGAGGCACCTGCTTGAATCGGGAGGGGAGATAAACCATGAAAGCCTGGCGGACACCTACAAGGACGTCGCAAATTACGGGATGATAGGGTACAACCTAAACCAGGGCCGTTGGGAGTGAGTGAGGAACGGGACAGGTTCATAACATTAGCCGGCCATGAGTTGGAGAATATGGTGAACCGGTTCAGTGAAGAGTTCTGTCTATCGGACCCTGAGATTATTGGGTTGTTGACGTGTTATGCGTCGTTGATGTCGATTCAGTCGATGGGGTATTTGCTGGATTTTGAGGAGGAAGAGGAGGAGGATGATTAGTTGGTTAACCTGGACCACTACATTTACAAGCCGCATCCCAGGTTAAGGTTACCGACCAGGGAACAGGCCGGGTTAGCCTGCGCCACTCCGGAAGGGGAGGCGGATTTCCGGAAAGCGATGGAGGATCGCGGCAGGGAGATTTACCTGGAGGAAACGGATCCGTACCGCGGAGGGTTTGAGCCGAAACACTGGGACCATGCGACGGAGATTCTGGAGGAAAACGATGAATTGCTAATTTCAGGTGGCAATCGTAGTGGCAAGACGGAATTTTGTGCGAAGTGGGTTGTTAAGTTGGCCAAGGAAAAGGCCGGGTCCAGGATTGCCTGCTTTCATACGACGCACCAGTCGAGTTTACAGAACCAGCAACCAGTGGTTTACAAGTATCTCCCTGTTGAGTTTAAGCGCAAGATCAAGGGAGCGGTTGAGAATGTAAGCTACACCCAGAAAAACGGGTTTACGGAATCGACATTTATTTTGCCGAACGGCAGCCAGGTGTGGTTCATGCATTATTCGCAGGATCGCCGGACGGTTGAGGGACTGGAACTGGACGCGGTATGGGCGGATGAGTTGATCCCGATGGACCTGTTGGAAACGATCCGGTACAGGCTTGTTACCAGGGCCGGAAAGTTGCTGGTTAGCTTCACGCCGATTGAGGGGTACAGTTTAACTGTGAAGGATTTCATTGCTGGCGGCGAGGTGACCGAGTGGCGTGAGAGCGAACTGCTATCGGATCGCCCAAACATTCCAGGCGGACCTTCCGGTAAGATGCCATACCTGATGCGGTGCCGGCGCGGTGGATCCTGGGCGATCTGGTTCCATACAAACTGGAATCCGTACAATCCGTATGAACAACTGAAGAAACGGTTGAAGGGGTTGCATGATGGGGAGGTTAAGATCCGCGCCTACGGTTGGGCCGACCAGAGTGTGGGTAATGCGTTCCCCCGGTTTGGGGATGGACACATTATGACGCCTGGCGAGATCCCGGTGGATGGCCGGAATTTCATGGTGGTGGATCCCGCCGGCGCCCGGAACTGGTTTATACTGTGGGCCAGGGTGTTCGAGGATGTTGTCTACATTTACCGTGAATGGCCGGACAGATCGATGGGTGACTGGACAGTTCCCGGCAGCAAGGTTGACGGTCACATTGGGCCAGCACAGCGCAGTGGTGGAGGTGGGGTTTCGTTTGTTCAGTACAAAGACCTCATAAGGGACAAGGAGGGCGGCGAACCGGTCTTTTTGCGGTTGATCGACCCCAGGGCCGGAAGTACCAAGTTGATGGACGGTACGACTCCCCTGGAGAAATTAAATGTATCGGAGGAGGGAGAGGACCCGATGTTGTTCTATCCGGCCAACGGTCAAAAGATTGAGAGTGGGGTACAGTTGATTAACGATCTTTTGTACTACGACAACACCATGCCGGTTGCCGGCGACAATTCTCCCAGGTTGTTTGTCAGTGCGAACTGCACCAACTTGATTTATTCGATGCGAGAGTGGACTGGCGCGGATGGCGAGAAGGGCGCCAGCAAGGATCCGGTTGATTGTCTCCGGTATCTTTGCATGGAGGACAATTTGCACGCGCCACAGGATGCATTGGTCCAGCGAGGGGGAGGGTGTTACTAATGAAAACGAAGCTATTAACGTTGTCGGAAGCGAAGGAATATTCAGGGTTGACAAGAAGGGACTTGGACTTTCTGGTCGACGAAGGGCGGATTGCAGCCGTAATTCCGCAAAAGCAAAAGAGGAAATTTATCAAAAAATCAATTGATGAATATTTGGAAGAGGAGGCAATTAAATGTCAAAAGTAGATTTAAGTGAACTAATCAAAGAGTACAACCGGGCGGGTGGATACACATTCACCTATCACCGGACCAGGGCGGATGATGTCCGATTCTGTTCCTGGGCCGGACAGGCTTATGACGGAAAGAAGCACCAGAAGAATGACACCGAACCGGTTTTCCCTTGGGACGGGGCCAGTGATACACGGGTTCGGTTGGCGGATGCTGTCTGCACGGAAAATTCGGACATTCTGACGACTGCATTCAGTCGGGGGATTCTTCGCGCCTCACCTACAGAGGCAAGTGATGCCACCCAAGCTGAGGCTGCGACAACATTGTTGCGGTATTATCGTGATAACAAGTTGCGGAACGAATTAAGGAACGAGGCCAACCTGCTGGCAAACTACGGTCAGCAGTACGGATATGGTGTTTTGCATATCACCTGGCAGCGCGAGGTGACCAAAAAGATCGAGACGGTGTCGATGAGGGATCTGGTTCAGATTTCTGAAATGGCCGAACAAGGAACCGGCTTGTCGGAACTGCCTGGCCTGGTTGCTGATCTGGAACAGGAGGATGTTGCGGTGGATGTCCTGGAAGCGAACCTGGGTATCAAGCGCAGGCGTGCCAGGAAGCTGGTGAAGCAGTTGCGCGACAATGGCCAGGGAGAATTACCGGTGGACACCGTTACGAAGAATTGTCCGCAAATCGTGGCACTAAAACCAGGGGATGAAGTTTTCTTTCCGCCGGAGACTATCGACCTTCAATCGTCCAGGTATGTGTTTCGCAGATGCTGGCATTCGGAGTGGGAAATCAGGCAGATGGAATCTGTTTACGGTTATAGTTCCGAGTGGGTGAGGGACGTTTTGAACTCAAAAGACGGCAACCAGACAGCCTATGTGGATCCTGTCAGTGAGACATTTGGCGTGGATGTTCACGCCGGTGCAACTGACGGATTGTATGAAGTTGTTTATGGTTACCGGAAAGAGATCGATGAGGATGGGGTCTTAAACGTTCACTGTACAATTTTCAATCCGAAGATTTCAACACGTCCCGGCAAGGAACAGATACTGGACCACATGGCAGGTGACTATCCGTTTGTTATTTATCGCAGGGAGAATGTTATCCGCAAGCTGACAGACAGCCGCGGTGTGCCTGACATTGTCCATACATGGCAGAACGAGATCAAAGGCCAGCGTGATATGTTGTACGACCGCGCCAGTCTGATGGTGTTCCCGCCGCTGACGGTGCCGGCCCGGATGGGTCAGGTGTACCGCCTGCAACCTGGCAGCGAATTGCCAGAGATGCGGCCGGGTGAGGTGAAGTTTCTTGATCCGCCGAAAAGCAACCCAGGCGAGGCGCTTGAAGTAATCGGTTACATTGAAAAGCAATGCGACCAGTATTTCGGTCGCTTGAACGACAACACCAACCCGGTGATCGCACAGGCCAAGATGCAATCCATGGTGGATAATTACACAACGTCCTGGTCAGAGGCGTTCACAATGATGTTCAGGTTGATTCAGGAATATATTTCTGATGAGGAACTGAACCGGATTGCCGGGGTTGAGATTGGCCTCCCTGGGAGTCAAGCGGACATTATGGGTGCCTACGATTTCGCGGTGAAGTTCGATGTGCGCGAACTGGACCAGGACTATGTTGCCAGCAAGATGCAGGCAATCATTGGCCTGCTACCCGTTGACACTGCCGGCACGGTGGATCGCGCCAAGTTGATGGCGATTGCGGTGAGTATGATTGACCCGGTACTTGGCCAGTCGATCCTTACAGACCAACGTGGTGCGTCACAGAAGACGTTTGACGACGTCAACAAGGAGATCGCACTGATGGCCCTGGGTAATGAGGCTAATTACAC